GCCTGGTTCGACCGCAACACCACCGGCAACCCCTGCCTGGTGCTGCCAACCGGCTCGGGCAAGAGCCACATTATTGCAGCGCTGTGCAAGCGAGTGCTGCAGGAGTGGCCGGACAGCCAGATTCTGATGTTGACCCACGTCAAGGAATTGATAGAGCAGAACGTGGAGAAGTTGCGCCAGCACTGGCCCGATGTGCCGGTTGGCATCTACAGCGCCAGCATCGGCAAGAAGCAGCTGGGCGAGCCAATCACCTTTGCCGGCATCCAGTCGGTGCGGAAGAAGGCCGCGCTGCTCGGGCACGTTGATCTGGTGCTGGTGGACGAGTGCCACCTGATCGCGCACAAAGACCAAGGCGGCTACCGGTCGCTGCTGGCCGCACTGCTAACGATCAACCCGCGCCTGCGGGTGGTGGGCCTGACCGCCACGCCTTACCGCCTCGGCCACGGAATGATTACCGACGAGCCGGCGATCTTCCGCGAGCTCATTGAGCCGACCAATATCCTTGAACTGGTGCGCCTCGGCCATCTGGCGCCGCTACGCTCCAAGCACACTACCGCCCAGCTTGATGTGACCGAGGTTCACAAGCGCGGCGGGGAGTTCATTGAGGCCGAGTTGCAGGCGGCAGTGGACACCGAAGACCAGAACAATTCCGTTGTGCGCGAGATTATCAAGCTGGCCGGGGATCGCAAGGCTTGGCTGGCATTTTGCAGCGGCGTCCAACATGCCTGGAACATTTGCGACAAGCTCAACGAGCTCGGCATTGTCGCCGACTGCATCACCGGCGCCACTTCCAAGCGTGAGCGAGAGCGCATCATTGGCGAATTCAAGGCGGGCCGAATCCGCTGCCTGACCAACGCCAACGTCCTGACCACCGGATTTGATTACCCGGACATTGACCTGATCGCCATGCTGCGGCCCACCATGAGCCCAGGCCTCTACGTCCAGATGGCGGGCCGGGGTTTGCGGCCCAAGAGCCACACCGATCACTGCCTGGTCCTCGACTTCGCCGCAGTGGTAGCAACCCACGGCCCCATCACGCACGTCCGACCGCCGAACAAAAAAGGCGAGAAGGAAGGCGCTGCGCCGGTGAAGGTATGCGACAACTGTCAAGAACTCTGCGCCCTGGCGGCCCGTGTATGCCCTGCCTGCGGGCATCCTTTCCCGGAGCCGGAGATCAAGAAGCTCAAGCTCCAGAACGACGACATTATGGGCTTGGCGGGCAAGGAAATGTCGGTGACCGCCTGGCGCTGGCGCAAACATGTTGGCCGGGCTAGCGGCCATGAAATGTTGATGGTCACCTATTACGGCGCTTTGTCCGATGCGCCAGTGAACGAGTACATGCCGGTGAACAATCCCGGCTATTCCGGCGAGAAGGCGCGCCAGACCGTGGCGTCAATTGCCAGGGATGCCGATGTGCTCGTGTCAGACCTGCACAACCCGCTGGACGTGGTGGCCGACATTCTTTCCTGCGGCGAGCCGCCAGACATGATCGAGTTCAAGATGGACGGTAAATATCACCGTGTTATGCAACGAAAATGGAAACTAGATGCGCCACAAACAGCCTGAAATTGTTACCGCCTACTACAAGATGCTTGAGGCCGGCCCGCCCAAGTGCTGCCATAGCTGCGAGATGTACGGCACGGACGGACTGTGCGTGGAGTTTTTTAAGGAGCCGCCGGAGGAGTTTGCCGCCACGCCGGATGCGTGTGACAAGTGGACAATGGACGTGCCATTTTGAAAACAGAACACGAAGAGCAGCGCGAGCTGGTGCAGTGGATCCGCCAGGTTTGCGGGGTGCGGGTCTTTGCGATCCCGAACGGTGGCCTGCGAGGCATCGCCGCGGCTGGCCGCCTGAAGGCCGAAGGCGTCAGCGCTGGAGTGCCTGACCTGTTCGTGCCGGCCTGGCTGCTCTGGATCGAAATGAAGCGGGAGCAAGGCGGCAGCGTCTCGTCAGAGCAGCAAAGTTGGCACGACTACTTGCGCAACCTGGGGCACCATGTGATCGTTGGGCGCGGCCAAGAAGATGCTAAAAAAAAGATGGCAAACCTGGGGTTTGTACCTAAGAATTGATGCTTTTTTTTAGGTAATATCCTTTTCACACCAACCCGCAACCGGACCGGAGAGACAACATGATCATTGCAACATTCAACAGCGCCGAAGGCCACGAACTTGACAACATCAAGTTTGCCTGGAGCCTGCTTGACGCCGGCACCATCAACCAGAAGCAAGCCAGCCGGCTCATCACAACCCTGCACGGCCACCAGCCGATCAACCTGCACATCGAAAAGATCGGTCGCAAGCTGTGGGTGACGCTGCTGTCCAAACGCCACACGGTTTGGACTTGGAGCATCGGGGCAGGCGGCAAAGATACACCACCGAATCTGGACACCAGCGAAGCAAACTTTAGACTGGTCGAAGCCCTTAACACCAAAGCCTAACCAACCCAGCCCGGCCAAGCGCCGGGCATCAAGGAGCCCCCCATGATCCAAGACACCCTCTTCGCCATAGCCCTAGGGCTTGCCGGCGCCACCTTCCTCTTCCTGGCGCTCTCATGAACGGCTCGCCACCCTGCCCAATTGATAGCGTGGAATTCGTCTACAACATAGACGATGTGAGCGAGCCGCTCGTCTGCCACCTGGACTACGAGCCCGAGTGTTTCGGGCATGGCGACCACCCCGACTACCCCAGCACCATGTGCCTGGCGGCCGCCTACATCAAGGACGTCGACATTCTCGGCCTCCTGAGCCCCGACAAGATCGAGGCGATTGAGTTGCTGGCCCTGGACGACTGGCCCTGGAACGATTTGATGGCGATGGTGGGTACGATGAATAAGCCACCAAGCATTGGATGGTGGCCGACCGGGGGCCATAGCGTCAGTTGGTGGGACGGCAAAGTCTGGTCTTTTCCATGCCTTGACTCGGACAGTTTCGCAACAGTGATGCGGTACAGCCGTCGGGCCGACCCGGCGCAAGACACTATCAAATGGTATCCACGGCCAGACAGCTGGCCAGAGAGGTCAAAGACATGATTAGCTACCAAAGACACAACGCCGACAGCGTGGCCAAGCGCGTATTTTTTGACGAGCCCGCCAGCCCGCCGCACATTGTTCCGAGAGCAGGCCATGTGCATCCCTGCCCGCCGGAATTTAAGTGGACCGCCCCAATGCCAAGGACGCCGAAGAAATGAACGATGAAGAAGCTGACCTGTACTACTACCGCGCAGCTTTCCGCAGCGCCCTGCTGTGGTCCGTAATCATTGTGGCGCTGATGGCGCTGATTGCGTGGCTGGCATGACGCACATTGGATGGATGGTCACCACCGAGTTTGGCGTCTGCATCCTGCTCACCAGGCGCACGGAAGCGATGCAGTACTGGGTGGACCGGGGATGCATTGCGGTGCCGCTCTATGCAATGCCCGCTGTGTAACGCCCCAACAGAGACGCTGGACACGCGCCAGCAGCCTGACAACACAACCCGAAGGAGAATGAAATGCTACAACAACCACAGGTTCTGGACGGAGGAACGACCCGTCGATTTCCCCGCACCCTCAGCGAAGCATTCCCAATCGGCGCCGAGTACGGGTGCGCCATTACCTGCTACCGGAACCCCAACGTCGGGTTCTGGGCTGGTGCCGCGTGCCTGCTCTTGACCCTTGCGGTGGTGGCGTCATGGATCTGAAGACCCAACTATTACGCGAGGAAGGCGCCGAGTCCTGCGCCTACCAAGACTCGCTAGGGTTCTGGACCATCGGCGTTGGCCGGCTGATCGACTCGCGCAAGGGCGGCGGCCTGTCCAACGATGAGATTGACTTGCTGCTGGACAACGATATCAAGCGCAACTACGAGGCGGTGCTGAAGGCGCTGCCGTGGATGGAGAAACTCAACGATGCCCGCCAGGCCGTGCTGATTGGCATGGCGTTCCAAATGGGCATCGGTGGTTTGCTCAAGTTCAAGCGGATGCTGTCGGCGGCTGAGGATGGCCAGTACTTTGAGGCCGCTGCGCAGATGATAGAGAGCACTTGGGCGCGGCAAACGCCGGAGCGAGCCCATAGGTTGGCAACACAAATGGAAACAGGAGAATGGGTATGAAAGAAGTACCGATCTACCGCAGTTTAATACCTCGCATCGACAAAATGATCTACTGCATGAGCCATGAATATTTTGGCTGTGATCATGGTGATTGGGATGAGGAAATAAAACTTCTGGTGGATTGCAGGGAGATGCTCTTGAAGTTGTTCATGTTGCCCGTGGAGAAAAACGATGAGTCTTGACCCCCTTACCGCTGCGCTAGACGCGGGCAAGACAATTATCGACAAGATATGGCCTGATGCAGGCGAGGCCGAGCGCCAGAAGGTGCAGATGGCATTGACCATGTTTGCTGGGCAGGCAGCAATTGTCCAGGCAGAAGCACAGTCGGATCATTGGCTTGCTGCTTGCTGGCGACCCATCCTCATGCTGACATTCGGTGGGCTGATCGTGGCTCGCTGGCTGGGTTGGTCTGCTCCTAATATCACTGAGGCTGAAGTGCTGAAGCTCTGGAGTATTGTGGAGCTTGGCTTGGGTGGTTACGTCATCGGGCGCAGTGTCGAGAAGATTGTGCCTGCTATAGCTGGAGCGTTGAAGAAATGAACGAACAAATCAAACAGTTAGCCGAGCAGGCTGGCATGAACATTAAAACGAACGTCATAGGCACGGCGCTGGTCTTTGGTACGTTTGAGGGTTACAAGACTTCTCATATTACTACCGAGGAGTTGGAGATGTTTGCCAATCTCATCGTGCTGAAGTGCGCCCAAATAGTTGAAAACGAAGCGGCTCAATACGCTGCCCCAGTTTGGGCAGTTGAGCTAATAAATGACATGCACGAACATTTTGGACTTAAACCATGAACCCCTGGGCAATCGAGGGCATCATCACTATGAGAAAATGGTGGTGCAGTTGGTTTCACGGCGGTGGTGAAATTAAACGTGATTGTTACGACCGCATCAATTGGCAGTGCAACAAGTGTGGGCGCTGGGCTGACCCGGTAGAGGAGAAGAAAACATGAACACCATAATTCCAGCAAAAGAAGTTGCCGCAAGCATTTGGAAAATTATGGAAGAAGTTGCCAACAAATACGCAGAAGAAGATCGGGAACGCTTGAAAGCAGTAATGCTTGACCAGCTTGGCATGGTTGTGTTTAACGGGCCAAAAGAAAAGGAGCGGAGCACATGACTGAGACCGAGAGAAACCTAGACCTCCTGCTAGGCGATGCCCTAGCAGAGAACGAGCGCCTCAAGCGCGAACTCAAGTACCAAGACGCTAGAGACGGGCATACCGGCACGCACAGCGCTGACTGCTGGTCATGGGGGCCAAAGCACTACGAGTGCGCGCTTCGGCACATCAGGGGGTCAAATGACTGAAATAATGCACGGCGTGACGGAGTACGCGGAAGGACTTGACGTAAAACTTCAGGTGGAAGACAACGGGCGCCTAGTGGTATCCGCGTGGAACGAAGGTGGCTTCAACGGCACCTCAGTTGATCTGCTGGAGTTGTTGGCCTGGTTGAGGGCTAACCGGCCTGACTTGATTGGGGTCAAATGATGCATCCTGACACAGAACTCCTAGTTCACCTCGCCGCCAACCTAGCGCGGGAGTACCCGGCGGGGGCGAGTGCAATTGCCCTTTGCAAGCGGATGGCAATCACGCATTTCAAGACAAAGAAAGTTCTACATCTTGCCCGCAAGATGGGGTTGATAGGCGTGTCAGGCAGCGGGGTCACATCCCGCTGGGCGTCGCCGCAGGTTGCGCAAGAGCTGAACGCCTGCCGCTGGACAAAACGGCGTTTGCAGTGCAAAGCGGCAAAGGCCAACCGGGTGGCCAAGATGTTGACGCGGATTGACGCGGAAGAACTGGCGCCTAGACGCAAGGCGAAACTTTTCGTTGTCAACGCCCCTAACAGCGTGTTTCAGCTTGGCGAATGGATGCAGCGATGAGACCCACCAAAGCCGCCATAGACGCCATACGCGAAGCCTACACGGCTGACGTCCTGACGATCAGAGCGCATATCCTGGCGCTCAATGATCCGCACATTGAGGATGCCTGGGCCGGGATAGAGACGTTTGCCGCCGTGGCGTTGCGGGTGATGGCCAAGACCAACCCGTCGAAACTCAAGAGCGAGATGGTGACTGTGGGTATCTCGGCGCTGCTATGAAAATCGCTCCCATATCGCTCAAGTTGGCGCAAGAGTATGTGCGCGAGCACCACCGGCACAACAAGCCGCCAATCGGTCACAAGTTCAGCGTTGGCCTGTTTGTCGATGACGTTCTTGTGGGTACGGCGACCGCTGGCCGACCAGTAGCGCGGATGCTTGATGACGGGTTGACGTTGGAAGTGACGCGCACTTGCACCGATGGGACGCGCAACGCCAACTCAAAACTGTATGGCGCCATCTGCCGCGCAGCTACTGCGCTCGGCTATGCAAAGTGCGTGACGTACACGCAACATGATGAGTCCGGCGCGTCGTTGCGCGGTGCTGGTTGGGCAGTTGCTGCGCAACTTCCGGCCCGGAAGGGCTGGGATGCGCCAAGTCGGAAACGCTCCGACATAGGGTCGGCGGATGTTGCGCGTATTCGCTAGGAGAGGGTGCTATGACCTGTCGACCTTGCCGTCCAGCTTGTCAAAGATGCGCGCCAGCATGTCTTTGATTTCTTTCAAGTCTGAGCGGTAATCGTCGCGGGTGACGTAGGTCTTGGGTAGCTCGACCGATAGGCGGGTCAGGTCGGATTTCAACTCTTTGACCGCTGCCCACAGCTCCCTTGCGAACCAGCCGGTGACGGCGCAAGCGGTAGCCAGGCCAATGTCGATCAGGTGTTGTGAATCCATCAGAGCATCCTTGCGAGCAGTGGCACCGCCCCACCGGCGCAAGTTGCCAGGGCATCGAACCATTCTACGCCATGCGTTGGCGTTAGGCCCGCCTTGATGGCTCGTTGGTTGGAGAGCCAGTCGAGCGCCTCCTTGCCCACTGCGGCAAGCACCACTAGGCCATAGGCTGCGTCAGGCCGGCGTAGGATGGCCAGGGCCAGCAGGAAGATCAGCGCGCCGTAGATGGCGTGGTTGGCCTTGTCGGCGGGGAGTTGGGGCATCATGGCGTTGGCCCACCAAACGGCGGCGCTTTCTGTGGCTTGGTGTAGTTGATGAACTCATTGATCTTCGTGGTTTTTTTGGCCGCCTGGCGCTTGCCGTAAATCTGCTTGCCAATCATTACCAACGGCACAGGGATTCCGGTCGTTGCCGCCTGCACTCCCATTTCCGTCATGGCCGCTATCATGGTGGACGCCGTGCCGGAAGGGTTGGTTGTTCCCTGCGGGACAGTCAGCACATCCTTGGCCACATCGTTGATTGTGCGGTACTTGTCCGCCAGCTCTTTGCCAAAGATGTAGTCCAGTTTCCCGCTGCGGTCCAGATCGGTGATGATGGAATTGAGCTTGTGAGAGCTGACGTAGGGCAGGCCGTTAATGTCCTTGGTGACGCTCTTGGTGGCCTCGTCGCGAATCTTCTGCGCCACAAACCCGCGCAGCTCGTTGACCATCTGCTGACCCTGGGGGCCGGCCTTGTTCAGCGAGGCGAACAGCTGCTCAACGTCTGAGCGCGGACCCTTGAGCATGGATTTCTCGACCAAATCCTCAATGGCGACCGCCCGCTGGGTCTTGCCAGGCTTCATCGCCAAGATGTTCTTGATGACCGGCGTGTTCTCGAACTCACGCATGTAATCGGCATTGAGCTTGCGAGCCTGCTGGTACAACGGGCCACCCTTGCCTTCGGTGGCCTTGTCAATCATCTTGATGACCTGGCGCCCGTAGTACGCATTCGGCGCTGAATCCTGCGCCAGCGTGCCGGTCATCTTGCGGATTTCCTCAAGGTCGTTGACGGAGATGGTGGTCTTGCCCTCTGTCAATCCTTTGAGCTTGGCCTCTACGCTTTTGAGGACTGGCGCATTGATGGCCTCGGCCTGGTGGTCTTTGAGGTAGTTGCGAAAGACCGCCACATCTACCGGCTCGGCCATTTGCCCAGCTGCTCGAGCGGCGTCGTATGCCGGGGCAATTGCGCCTTTGATGCCGGCCTGATAAGGCGTCACCACATCGGTAAGCGCTTTGCCAAGCTCGCCAGCCCCAACGCCGGTGAGCTCGGCGCCAGTCTTGTTGATGTGAATGTCCAAGTTGTTGATGAGCTTGGCGTTGTCGCTGGCGTACTTCTCTTGCAACGCTTGGCCGAATACCGGGTCTTTCGCAGTCTCGCGGGCGAAGCGAACATCCGCTGGGTTGCGGGTTGCCTGGTCCTTGGACAAGGCGATCGGATCGTAGAGTTGCTGCGCCTGCGCAACCCGCCCGGTCTCGGTATCAACCGCAGCAGCGCCAACCGACTGGCGACCGCCAGGTTGCGCAGCCGGGACAGCCGCCATTGCGGGAGTGGCCGCAGGCACAACGGCGCCAGGCACTGCCGGGGCCGCAGCAACGCCGCCGGCCCTTTGCGCTCGGATGGCGTCCGATGTGGCTTCAATCTTGTTCTGGAACTGAGTGCGCAACGCCTCGGCGGTGGCTGAGAAATCTTGCGCAACAGCGCCGCCGGCCTTGGCTGCTTTGGTGGCTGCCTTGGCTCCAGCGCCAAGCGCCTTGGCGGCAGGCCCGACAGCGCCAACAACGTTCAGCGGGTTAAGCAAGATTTCGGACGCCGTAGCAATTGCGGGCGATCCGGTCTTCTTCAGCGCATATTGCCCGATGGCCTCGGCGGGAATGTTGAGCTTACCCATCACATCGGCGGTGGCCTTGAGGTATTTCTGGCCTTCTGGCGTGCTAGGTTGCAGCTTCTCGGTCAAGAACTTGTGCGTCTCCTCAACCGCCTTGGCGGCCTTGGCCGAATCTTGCGTAGTCGCCAGCTCGTACAGGCCGCGCAGGCCAGCGGGTATTTGTGCCAGCAAGCCGCCGCCAACAGCGCTTACGGTCTCCAGGCCTCCGGCAATGCTGCCAAGGGTAGATTCTGTCAAGGCGCCGATCTTGCTCTTTGTGGCGGCTGGTGCGGCGGCTACTGGAGCGGCGGCGGGAGCCGGGGCCGGGGCTTGGGGCTGGGCGCCTGAGGCCGAGGCGCCAGACAGAAATGCCTCCAAAGAATCGCCAGATGGTGCGGCTAATGATGGGGCCATTGCGGGAGCCGGAGCCGAAATTGAGCGAGTCGCCGGCCCGGATGAGCCCAATCTTTGCTGAAGATCAGCAAGATAAGTTTGAGCATTTGCCAAATCTTGAGGATTCTTAATATTTGGCAAATCTTTTTGCGTTTTACTTATTTCGGAATTCAAATAATCTGAATCTATGGCCGGCAAAACGCCCATAGTTCTTTTTATAATTGTGGATTCTGATTGTTTTGGTTGTGATGTGCTGCGCGTTGGTGCCGCCGCCGGAGCCGCCGCAGTGCCGCCACTAAGAAATTGCTCAAGATCATCCATTACAGGCTTCCCGTCTCGGATAATTTCTTCAGGTTTCTGTATTTATCAAGAAACTCTTTTCTATCGGAAAGATTAGGGAATAATTTATTATATTCCTTTTCTCTTTCTTTTGGATCGGTAATTTCTTTGGAAAGATTTATAGCCTCAAATACTTTAGAATCAGCATTTCTAGACCAATCTTGCTTAAACTTGTTCATGTTTTGATCGCCAGCTTGCTGCTTAAATCTTTGCGCAGCAGTAGCTTGCATATCAATATTGGTCAGATCGGCTTTATTCCTGCGGACAATTTTTATCAAAACATCTGGCGGGTATGTTTCATCGCCATTTGCATACTTTTGTAGGCTTTGACCAGCAACAGTATCCATTGAACCGCCAAGAGCTTTCAGGTTTCCAATCTGCACATTGGCAAGGTCTTTGCTCAATTCTATGTAAGTTGGATCGCCCGCCCATCCTGATATTTTTCTTCTAATTGCTCCCGCCACCCCGGAAGTTGGCAAAAAACCTTGCTCCAATTCTTTTGCTTTTGCTTCAACTTCACTCATGCTGCGCTTCGCCGAAGTCATTTCCGACTGCCTAGCAACCAATCCTTCGCGGTATGCCTGACCTTTTGCGGCATCTGCTGCTTCGCTAGGCTCGGGTATGTATTGCTGGGCGGCGCTTCTAATCGGGTATGGCAAAGGTGCGCCAGCCATTTGTTGTTGCGTGACGCCGCCGGTCTGCGGTGCTGGGGCTGCCGCTGTATTGACGCCACCAGCAATGCCGACTGTGGCTTCTTGCGTTCCTCCAGCGCCTGGAATAAATTTAACAGTTCTTCCTTCTGGCGTGACTTGGGTAGTTGTCTGATAAGACCCAAGCTGCCCGGACTCGCTCAAGCCTGCAACATGGCGCTGGATGAGAAAATTGCGCAGACCAGCGGGATTTTCTTGCGCCATTTTGATGTAGGGCGCAATCAAATTGTTGGCGGCAGCGGGATCAACGCCAGATGCTTTTGCCTGTTGTTGTCCCCAATTGTTGATGTAATCAACCAATTTTGCATTGTCAACCGGCTTGCCGGCCGCGGATTCCAAAATCATTGGATCGTTGATTGCCCCGACATAGCCGTTGGCAATGGTCTTGGCTTTGTTGGCTTGCAAATTAAGAGCAGCTGATGCGGCGCCAGTCGCCGCCGTTTCGGCCTCGCTTCCTGCTCGAGCAATTCTCGGCGTTTCAGTCCCGGTAGCAACCCGAGACTCGGCACCAATCCGCGCCAACTCCAGCGGATTGACCGCCGCAGCTTGCTCCACCTGCATCTGCTTGGCCCGCAGCTCCAGCGGGTTCATCTGCTGTTCTTGCTGGTACGCCTGCGCTCCACGCGCCATGGTGAGCATGTCCGCCAGGGACGATTGCCTGACGGGTTGGACTTGCGGGACGGTGAAAGCGTAATCGGGCATGGTTTAGCCTCCAACTGGTGCAATGTAGGCGGATGGGTTGTTCATGCCGGCGCCGCCGCCGCCTGGCACGCTGCCGAACCCGCCGCCGTATTGATAGGTGTTTGGCACAACTCCAGCGCCACCTTGAGGGTTCATGAGGCTAGCCAAGTACCCAGCATTCCCAATCCCCTGCAGCCCGCCAGCCATCGCGTTAGCCGCGCCGACCGCGCCACCCGCCTGCGCACCAGCTGCGCCAACGCCGAGCTGTCCCATGGCGTTGGTGGCTCCAATGCCCGCCAAGTTGGTCTGCGCCTGGCCAGTCTGGCCAATGCCAGCAATCCCGGCAAGGCGGTTGTAGATGTTGGTCTGTTGAGTTGTAAAGTTTTGTATCGCGTTCTGGTATGCATTGTTGGCGTAGTCCTCGGCAAACTTGATGCCAGCCCGGTTGATGTTGCTTCCGCCGCCGCCGACGTTCATGGCCTGATTCTGAGCGCCAAGGCCTTGCTGCAACATGAATTGATAGTTGGGCGCCAAGCTGCTTTTGAGCTGGTCGGGGCCAAACTGCTGGGTCAGGTAGCCGGTGCCTTGGGTCGTGCCGATGACATTGCCCTGGGCGTCGTACTGCTGCTGCTGGCCTGGCAGCATCCCGCCAAGCTGACTGAGCGCCGAGTAGCCTATGCTGCGCTGCGGCGCCTGCTGGGCGTTGATGCGGTCTAGGTTGGCCTGCTGCTGGGCTTGGGCTGCTGCTGCGGCGTCGGATTGTAGGCGGGCGCCATATTCTGCTGCGCCGGCCTGTTGGCTTGCTCCCGCATACCCAACTGCCGCCGATGCTGCGATTGCTGCTGCTACCCAAGTCATGTCAAAACCCCCATCTTCAATTTGTTGCTGGCGTCAAACAAGGCCAGGTCGTTCGGCTCAATCAATTCTGCCTCGATCTCGTCCAAATCGGTCTTGTCGGTGCGGTGGATCGTGATCCCGATTGCGTCGGTAATTGCCATCGTTACCCGCTTGGTGCCTGGCAGCGACTGGATAACGTCCCCGGCGCGCATGTGGCGCATCCCCGTTTCGCTCCACGCCATTATCTCGCCTTTGGCGCACAAGAACAGGTGCGGCTTCAGGTGGGTCTTGCCGACGATGATCGTCCCAGCCGCCCGCGCTACCTTGCGGCAGTACATGCCCTCGGAGAAATAGTGCTCTGTCTCAAGCTCAACTTGAGGCATGGCGAGCATCTCCGTCTCAAGCCGCTGGATCTGCTCCAGCGTCGGCGGCTCGGGACGGGCGGTAAGCTCTAGCATTTCCACTTCTTCAAGGCCAGCGCCTTGCGGGTAGGCTCGCCCTTGGCGTCCTTCATCGGACCCGGCACGCCGCCCATCCGGGCGCAGAACGAGTCCTTGCGCGGCCCGCCCTCGGGCTGCGGTGGCTTCAGCCCAGGCTTGCCAGGGTTCGCCGCGTTGTACGAGGCGCGGCCCTTGGCGTTCAAGCCGCCCTCGGGGTTCTTGCCTTCCTTGCGTTGCCAGGCTGGAGTTTTCATTTAGCTTCCAATGCTAAGATTCTTGCAACCAGCGCATCAATCTGCACCTTTTGCGCCTTGATAGCTTCAATTGCCACAGCCAGCACTGATCGATCATAGTAGCCCCAAGGCTTCGTAGTAACGGTGCCATCTTCCAACGTCTTAGATTCTGGATCAGGCGCAGCCTCGGGGCCAATGGCAGAGCGGACGTTCTGAGCGTAAAAGCCCAACTGCCGACCTGGTCCCATGTTGGCTTCGGGCTTGCCAAAGTAGTACCCCGGTTCCAACGCCATAATCATTGGCATGGGGTCAGCGATCACGCCATCTTTGATCTTCAGCGTCTCATCAGAGACTGAACTGATGACGCCGGCAGCGGAGAACGTTGCTGTGCCAACACCATAGTTGGACATTTTTACAACACCAGCGCTGCTAATCTCCATCCGCGAAACAGCAACCGTTGTCCCTGTAGAAAAAATTAACGAGGTGGGCACCGTGTTGGCGGAAACCGCGCTATCAACTATTCCGGCAATCCCTGCGGTAGCGACCACATTTGGCAACCCGGCAACGTCTGTTCCGTCTGTTCCACCAAAGCCGTAAGTGCCAAGAAGATCCCCATTTGCGACAGTAGTGTTTCCCGTTGCTGTTGTGGCGTTTGAGCGAATGAGATAAATTGTTGCTGGGTTAGGGGACGCGCCGTAAGACCATTGAAGCGAATTTTGCGGACCGTTTGACGTGTTGCCGTAAAGTTGCAGCCCTTGCGTAAACCCGGAAGTAGTTGGGCCACCGATAAGTGCTTTAGAAAGGATTGCGTTTCCAGTGACATTTATGGTTGAACTGGCAGTGATTGCTGCCGCCGCCAATGTTCCGGTAAAAGTTGGGGAAGCAGAAAATACAAGGCGACTGCTGGTTGTCCCCGTAGTGCCAATAGGCGCGAAGCCAGTGATGTTGTTAAACGATGTGATGCTGGCCGTGGTAGCGTTCGTGCCGCCGTTGGCAACGGGTAGCGCCGTTCCAGAGTAGCTAAGGGCAAGCGTTCCGGCGGTTGTGATCGGCGATCCAGCAACACTTAGGAACGCCGGCACGGTAGCCGCTACGCTGGAAACGGTGCCTGTCCCTGGTACTGTTGCCCAGGTCGGAGCGCTTGCGCCGTTAGATTGCAGAACCTGGCCCACGGTGCCCGCGGCAGTGAAGGCGTAGGCTGTGCCTGTCCCATACGGCACAGCACCAGCCGTAGGCGCGGCGGTGGCGTTCGTGCCGCCGTTGGCGATTGCCAACATCCCGGCAAGCGTAACAGCACCGGCAGTCGCGGTCGCCGGGGTCAGGCCGGTAGTGCCGCCAGACACAGTGGTCTGCGTAGCGGCGACCGTTGACTGCTTGGTGGTGCCGCCCTGCACCACCGCAACAAGCTCGGCGCCAGTGATTGCACCCGCAGCAGGAAGGTTTGATATTTTGACGCCGGCCATGATGGCTCCTTATGCTGCGAAGTATTGACCAGTGACGACAACGGCAGCGCTTGCCGGCCATGACGGCACATAGATGAGGTTGTTGTTAACTAGCCCGGTGCCCTGCCCAATTGTCGTAGTATTAAGCGCGGCAACGCAGGTGCCAGCCACAATGGTCGGAGTCGGCGTGCTGAAAGTGGTTGTGCCCGCCGTTGCTGTGGTGCTGGTAGGCGCGGTTATAAAGATCGTGAAGTTGACAAAATCACCGATACGTTCAAAGGTGCCGACGTAAGTCGGAAGGCCAACAAATGCCAAGCCAGTGGCAACCGGCGTCCAAGTGCCTTTGGTGACGTAGGAGTCTGGCAATACGGTTGCAACGTTGACGTTGTAGAGTTGGATGTGGCGGGTGTTGGTGCCGGCGTTGGTAATGGTGCCGGGAGCAGCGCCGATGTTGTAGGCCAGAGAATTGGTGACCGTGTTATTAGTGCCGGCTTCAATTCTTAAACTTTGGATGGTGCCGCCGTAAAATGCCGTGCTGTTGCCGCCGTATACCCACACTAAGGGACTACCTGCGGGCGCTGGATAGCCTTCGCCAGCATCAGCAAAAATGTTTATAAAAGAGGTTCTTATGCCGGAACATTTAACGTGAAACGTCGTTGCGTCGCCAACAATACCGTTGGCTTCAAGAAACATATCAATAAACGTATTATTTTGGTTGTTGGCTCCGATAAGAATGCCACCATAACCTGTGGTATACCCGCAGCCCTCAACCGTGCCGCCCACAAACGTGTTTGAGGATGCTTCGTCTAGCACCAACCCGTTGCCGCTAGTGCCCTCAATAACGGGGTTGATCCAAGTGCAATCGGCGCATTGTTCGTTAGGATTGCGCCGGCCGAGTCCTATACCAATTACAGATGGTGTGACGATCCCTGGTTCGTTGCCCGAATGGCAGAAGTCATAAAACGTGTTGCTCACCATAAATTCGCAATTCATGGCGTAAGCGGGGAAATTGATAGGCCGCAAGCGATTGAACTGGCTGTGTGTGATGCCTCGAATAAAAACGCCAATGGTTGCTGCGCCAACGCAATTGATTGTTAAGTTGTCGATGACGATGTCTTGCACAACCGTGGTGGAAGGCGGCGCCCCAGCGTCAACAATTAGCCCCGGCCCTGCCCCAGTGATGTTGAGCACAACGCGCCCAATGCCCTGGATGCGAGCGCCGCGCACCGCAAAGTTTGGCAGGCCGGTGACGTTGTACGTCCCTGCTGGGATGGTCAGTTGGCGAGAGACGTTCCAGGCGTTGACAAACGCGGCAGCGTTGGCCGATGCGCCGGCACTGGTGGAGAAGCCAAAGTCCGCTACGCTGTAGGAGTCACTCAGCTTGCTCTGGACCGTGCGCGTAGTGCCTGGGCCGGTCTGGGTGAAGCCAACCAAGGTAGAGCCTGTGCTGCCGGCCAGCAGTGCCTCAAACGCGGCAAGATCAAGCAGCGCATCTTGCGTGGTGATGTTGTCGGCGGTCCAGATGAGGACGCTCGCGGCATCGCGCAGCGTGAATTTGTATGCCGATGGCCCAAGCCAGACCGCCGCCTCGCCTCGAGTGTTGAGCGTGATGGTGGTCGGGTTGGCAATAGCCGCGCTGAAGTCGGTGTAAGTGGCCAGCGGCGTGCTTGTGCCGGCGGCAAACGTCTCAAGCGTTCCGCCGACCAGCGGTGCGCCGGTAACGTCGAAGAATTGCATCAACGGGTTGGGGGTGAGATATGCGCTCATGTTATACCTGTTGTACAGTCAAAGTGGACGAAGGAAGGTCTGGGGTTCCGACAACGGCTACCAATTGGCACCCTACGTCGCTTACCGACCACATCAGCGTAAAATAATCGCCAGCGTTCAAGCTAAGAATGATGTTGCCCACCCCTATGGCGTAAATGCCGTTATTGGTTACGGTTACACCTCTTGCGCTAACCACTACATTTGCTCCGTTTACCCTGACCCAGAAGTAATACTCACCGGGGCCGGCAGTGGCTTTTAGAAACTGTAACGAGTACTGAAAATTGTAGATGCCAGTGGCTGTTACGGTGGCGTCAGTCGTGCTAACCATAGTCACGCCGCTGTTAAGGTATGTGGCGTCAAAAACCACTTTGTACGCAGTAGCAATAGCCGCAGCAGTCTGCGTTGAAAGGCCAGCAAACCTTCCGTAGGCTTTGGGTGAAGCTATCGTAACCGATCCGGGGCCGTTGGTGATTGTGACGCCAGCCCCGGCTGTCAGCGTGGCCTTGCTCAACGTGTTGCCGGCGGTGTTGCCGATCAGTAGCTGACCGTTTGTGTAGGTGCTCTGCCCTGTGCCGCCGGTTGCGGTTCCCAAGACGCCACCGGCTATACCAATCGCAATGGCGCCAGAAGTGTTGGTAACCCCAATGCCCGCGCCTGGCGTCACCGTGTTGAGCGTGTAGCCTGCGCCGTTGCCGATAAGCAACTGGCCATTGGTCGGGATCGTGGACAGGCCTGTGCCGCCAGACTGAACGCTAAGGCCAATGGTTGAATTGATTTGAATAACGCTCGGGCTCATCAACCAAAGCATCCACTCCCGCGCTGGCCGCTTGGTCAGCGGGTCCAAGAACTCGGACTGCGGGAAGTTGATGTTGGTGTTAGTGGCCATCAGTTATCGCCCACCGACGCCTTCAGATTAGCCGAGACAATCACCGCCTTGACCGGGTCGGAGATGGAGACCTCAAAGATGCGGTCCCGCGCCATGCCTAGGCGGCGCCAGATGGCTCGGTTCTGGTAGCGCCCAATTTTGCCAATGCTGGCCCAATGCTCGTTCGACCAAGTGCTGCCGCCGTCATTGCTCCAGCGAAGCATGGCTTGCGGGTTAACACCTTGAGTGGTGGCAACGGACACCAGCAAAGTATCGCCAGACTCTGTCAACAGCTCATCACCGGATTCGGTAAGCAATGCCTCAAGCGGTGTTGCCGGATCATTGCCAGCCAAGCCAACGCCAGGCTGGAACTGGATCTGAAACTCGTCAAAGTACTGGCGCTGCAGGTCGGTGGTCAAATGCGGCGCTCGGCGCAGGCGGCGGATGGGTGCATCGGCGTCGGTATAGACGGTGTTGCTCAACTTGTAGAGCATCCCGTTCTGATAATCACCGATGATGATGTTGCCGGCAAAGTTGGTGCCGCAGTTTGAGCGGTGGCGGTGGAACTCTCCATTGGAGAAGGACAACCATTTGTGCCAGGCTTGGCTTGCTAGGTCGTAGACCCAAGTCAGATCAGCGCTGGGGAAGGTGACAACATAGAACTCGTGGCCCTCAATCTGATAGGTCCAGGCTATTGCGTCCGAGATCGTCTTGTCGACCAAAGATTGCTCAACTGCATGGGTTGAGACACGTTGGAACTGGTAGCCGGCAATCATGCCGATGATCGACTGGCCGCGCTGGTCCTGGCTGACGAACATGAACGCCTCGGCAAACCTAGCGACCGAGAACTGAGCGGCGATGCCGTGCTGCACCATCGTGCCGGGGACGCGCTGGAACGGGAAAGAAATGATGCCGGGGATTACGTTGCCAATGTCAGTCCAGACCTCGGTGGTGAACTCGCCGAGCAAGTAGACCTGGCGGTGGTCAACGATCAAAGACACCAGATTGTCCGGTGCGCCATCCTTAGCGCCATAGTAGGCGTTGGTGCTCAGGCTGCTGCCAAGGTCCGTGGCGGCCCAATTCTGCGTTCCGGGCTGGTTGTAAATGTTGTAGTTGTCCACTACCTCGCAGACGTCGGCGCCTTGCCACGGACCGTCTGTGGCCGGCAGTTGGGTAAATACTCCAGTGAGCGCAACCCATGTGTACCGATCTGCGCCGCTGACAATGTAGGCGGTCAGGCCATCGGCGGTGGTGACGTTGTCGGAAATTGAGACTTGCCCAGTGCCCGAGACAAAGCCAATGAGCGTCGGCACCATGGCCGAGGTCATCGAGTAAACGGAAGTGCCGGAGACCACCACCAGATATTGCCCGCCAGAGAGCGCCCGCATTCCGCGCACTTTGCCAACCGCCAGCTGCGCCGCCAGCGTGTAGCCTGGCGTCGGGTAGAGCGCTACGATCCCGCGAGTGCCAGGCGGCTTGGTTGGGTCGACCTCGGGATAGAAGTTGATGCACTCCTGAGCATCTTGGTAGATGCTGGGCGCCTCATAGCTGGGACCGACAAAGCCGAAATCTGGCATGGGTTACCTAAATCCGCCGTCCATGATAAACGCCGCGTCCTTGGCCTTGCCCATCAGTAGCGCATCGGGGTATCGAGCGACCGGGGCCGGGAGCATGTTGGTACGCTTGATTGTAGCCTTGGCCTGGGCTGCGAAGCCGCCAATCATTGCGATCTGCGCTTGCGAAACTTTGCCGTACATTGGCATCAGGCGCTCTGCCAAGCACCAGCGCAGCGCCATGTTGTAGCCCTGGGGCAGGTTGATGGCGTCGTACAGGCTGACGTATTCCGAGAAACTTGTGCTGGTGAACAGATGGAGCTCGCCCTGGGCCGGGTTGGGCCAGACGAAGATCGTGGCCAACTGCTCTGCCGGCTGGTAATAAATCGCCTTGGGCCAGGGACCGTTCAGGCTCTTGAGCCCGATCATCTCGTACTCGCCAAGCCCGAGGACAGCCACCGGGTAGTCCAGGCCGCCGCCGTAAATCGGCACGCCGTTGGCCGTGGTGCTGACCCGCACGAACGCCGATGAGATGGACAGCGGACGCTCGTAGTAGGCGCGGATTGATGTGCTGGCGACCGTCTGCGGAATGCTGACGGTGTAGGTGCCCAGAACGTTGACGTTGCCGCCAGCGCCAGTGACGAAATCTACGATGATGGTGCCAGGCGCAATGCCGGTGCCGGAGAGCTTCTGGCCAACGCAGATGGCGCCAGATGCTAGGCCGGTGACGGTCAGGACCGTTCCGGCAATTGAGCCGGTAATGTCCGCGCCGATCTGGCCTGTGGGTCCAATGGTGTACTGGATTTGGTTGCTCACCACCGGGAAAATGATCTCGCTGGTGTAGTACACCATCATGTTCTCATTCGACCACTGGCCCACTAGGTCGTTGAGCATGTCAAAAGCATCTTGCGCCGCGTCCGCGGTGGGCGTTTCGCCGGCCTCAAGCGCCCCAATGTCCTTGAGCGCCCGGCTAATAATTTGGATTGGGGTTGAGGCTGTGGTCATTTTGTTTAATTACGCCGTAATTGCTTGCAAGGTTGCATTGGGCAGTCGAGTTGGGTAGTAAGCAAGGCTTTGAAACCAGATACTAGCAAATGTAGTTAAGTTTGTACAAAATCGTAATGCGTTTACGCTAATTGGCATTGCGCCCGTAGTAACCTGCGTACCAAGAGTCCCGTTAATTGCTAGTTGGAAGTCAAGGTTTGACACCGCAAAAGCATGTTTGTAACTTGTTGCGGCAACGTATGTAGTGGCTGGCGTAAGGACGTTAGTGCCAACTCCCGCAGAAGTAACGACGTTAAGCAACGAGTTTGAAGAACTTGCGGCAAATACTATCCGGTTTGCCGTAGTGCCGTCATCAATTTGTAGTATTGTTTGGCTTGATGTTAATTTCAAACCTTCCCATTGAATATTAACGGCAACGGTTCCCTCGGTCTGGTTGTACCAACTAGAAAAGTTGATACCCGTCATTGTTGCAATATCTCTTGGGCGGGTAGCGGTAGCGGTTGTTGTGGGAATGTAGCTAGTAGGATACCCGGCAGAGGTAACTGCCATTTCTGCTTGGGCGCCCCAAAGGTATAGCGCCTTGGTTGAATCTCCAAGATATGATGTACTGTTATCCGCAGAAGCAGCACTAATAAGAAAAGCATTTGCGCCAACAAACGGCGCCGATACAATCATAGTACACCGATACCATCCATTAGGATACGCCTGAATAGTCCCAGTAGTCCCTGCTTGTTGGGTTCCAACGGTGCCGGTAGATACATCAAACCATGTTCTTATGTTAGCGGCGGCAGAGTTAACTGTTCGTAAATATACCCAATCCCTTGTCCCTGCTTTTACAAAGCAAGAATACGCCCAATATACAGCGGTTGTGGTTACTGCTTGATTAACGGCATGAACATTTGTGGTGGCGTCATCAACAAGCGCATCCGCATCAATATCACCACTTGGGGAAATAACATCGTCTACAACAATCGTAGCTGCAATTTTTGACCACGTTGTATTAAAATTTTGCGACTGTAGTATGCTATTAGTCCGCGCTTCCTCAATTAACAAACCCCTGCAAACTAATGTAGCAGGATCAAAATCAAATCGTGGGGCATAATATTCTGTGGTAGTGGTGGCAATGTAATTTTGTATGCCGTCCGGGTTGACTTGTGCGCCCCATATATAAATCCCGCTTACGGCATCCCCGGTATAAGATGGGTTGCGAGTTCCGGGGTCGGTTGGAAAATAGCACAATGCCCATGAATTAGAAATTGAAGTTGCAGTTGCCGTAGCTGATACAGTTACCCTGTACCAACCATTACCTACATTTGTAATTGTGGGGCTTACGTTAGTTGTTCCTGTGCTAGATACTTCGCCTGTAGATAAATTAAATGTAGCCCATTGGTCAACGCCAAATGGAGTTGACCCCGGTATAAGTGATACAAAATTATACTCAGCCGCTTTAGCGTATACGCTTAGTGTGTACATCATTCCTGATACACAAGTAGCATTCTGCTGAATAGAATGTGTATTTGCTACCGCCGTTGCAACTATTTTATTGCCAGTAATTGCGCCATCTGGCGCAATGGTTATATCTTCTGTAACTGTTGATCGAACCGGGGAATTTGGCGAAGTATTAAATTTCTCCGATTGCATAATCATGTTTGCTTGTGCAAACTCAACCATTCCCGTGCTGGAAATATATGTAGCATTATTAGCACGACTAAATGTAATTGCCGGGGATAGCGTTTGACTATTTACAAAATTCAGACTAAAAATTGAAGCTGTATTTTTGAACCGGGAGCCGTGCCTAGAATGACCCCGGATCATTTTACAAGCCCTCGCCTGGGGTTACTTCAAAAGCCGCTGCAATGTCGGCTTTGAAAAAACCGTTGGGCGGCAAGTTGCCAAAGACCTCAACCGTCCCCGGCGTGATGCCAAGGGTGTAGGCGCTAGGCGATGCGCCAGGCGCGGTGACTGTGATTGTTGGGGTGGCGTTGGCCACGCCAGCCGGCGCCCAGGACAAGTACTGCGTGGTAGTCAGCAGCGCCCGAACGCGGTAGCTGGTGGAGCCGTTGTTGTTCGTCGAAAGCACTTGCACAGCTGAGGTGCCGATGAGGTACGTTGGGCCGAACGGTGCAAATGCGCTGTTGTTCATGGTGCAAATTCCAAGGATTAGATGGACAAAAAGCCGTCCCTTATGAGGACGGCTTCTATTGTGCCTGAGCCGTCGCCGTTTAGGGCAGGAAGGTCAAGTCGATACCATAAACCAGTAGATCCATTGTTGCAGCGGCACCTTGAGCGGTGGCAATGTTCCAGTAGATCGTCTGGCTGGTGTTCTGCGCCGCGCCGGCTGCCAGAACGGTACGCTGCGAGGCCACTGTCGAGCTGGTAAGGGCCGACAATGCTGCGCTAGTCACCAGTGGGGTGCCACCAGCCGCAGGGCCGGTAAACAGGCCGCCAGCCGCGGTGGTCAGCGAAATGCTGGCGTTTGTGGCAATTACGTACAAAATGATGTAGCTGCTGGTGTTCAAAATCGGGATCGCCGTGTCACCAGTGGCGTTGCAGTTGATGCTCTGAGCGCTGCCCAGCAGGCGTAGCGCCTGGTTGGAGCTCAGAACTTGCGGGTGGGTCTGGATGCTTGATGCGGGTCCGGGATTGGCCATGATGTTTTGTCCTTAAAGTTGGGGGCACTGTGGCCCCACTTGATTGATTACGCGGCAACCCGGCAAGCAAGCTCCGGGTAGAGCGGAGCCCAGCCGTACAGCACATCAAGACGAGTCGGGATCGAATCGTTGTTGATAGTGTACTGCCGCACCACGCGGATCGAAAGACCCAACTGCTTGTCACTTGCGCGACCAGCGAAATGGACCCCATCTGGTAGCTCGAGATCGGCGCAAGCCATCGTGAAGGCATTTTTGTGCATCACGATGTTCTGCGGCGAGACGATGCCGGTGTTGTTGAAAGGCGTAACGGTCGAAGCGCCTGGCGAGGTAATGCTGACGTTCTGGAACTGGCCCGCCGAGATTACTGCCGGGGAGACGATCACCGAGGTGGTGCCAGAGGTTGCAACGGTAACGTCGGCCTGGACCACAAAGTTGCGCAGCTTGTTGGAGCCGTAAGCCTGGCGGTTCTGCGGGTTGACCGCATAGACGTTGGCAATCTGGATCACGTCGCCTTGCTTCAGGCTGGCCACTGCCGTTGCGCAAGAAAGCGCGATGGTGGAGGTCGAAGCCCAGCCGGTGGTCAGGAAGCCGGTAGCGGTTGAGGTCTGGCAGCTGAACGCCGTGGTGGTGGCGTAGGAGCCGAACGTTTGGTTCACAACGTTCTGGTCCATTTTCCAATCCATGCCCGCGCTGTCGGTGCCCATCAAGCCCTTCTGGAACTGGCGGCTGATGGTAGCGTTGGGCACAAACAAGCCCTTCAGGCCATCAACAATCGTTGCGCTGGTAAACGGCTCAATGATGCAAGAGCGTTGGCCGTCGCGGGGTGCGCCTTCAGCGTCCAGATACGCGCCAGCGTTCAAAAACGTCAACAGGCTGCTTGGCGGGGTGCCAGCGGTGCCGACGATGTTGGCGGTGTTGTTCTTCGCCATTACCAGGCCATCGCGGTCAATCTTGTTGGCGATGGCTGCGATTGCGGGCTTCAGAACGCGGTCGCTGAACATATCCAACGACAGGGCCAAGTCTTGCGTCGAGAACTGCGTGTCAACGTGGAACTGGGTCGACAGCGTCACCGGCACGCTGGTTTCGTTGAAGTCTTCAACGTTCAGCGCTGGGCCGGTTGTACCGATGAAGCGACCCGGCCTGCGGACATTAAGGGTATTCCCTATTTTGGCCCCAACAACCGCGAACTGATCGTCATAGTTTCGTTCAACTTCACTCGTAAAAGTCAAGCTGTTTTCCAAGACCATCAACGCCTCGTTGGTGATCTTGCTGATGGTAAGCAGGGTATTAGCCATGATTCGTTATTCCTTAAAGTTATCGGATTTTGCCGGCCATTCTCGCGGCTCGCCATGATTGGTAGTCGCCGTGAAACTCGCCGTTGCTGTCAATCTTTACATCGGTGCCAGTCCCGCCGCCCCGGATGGGGTTAATCGGCGGTGGCGCCTTGGACTTGCCAACGGTAGAAAGCGGCTTGGTCTCGGCTTTCGCCTCGAACCGTGCCTCGAGCTTGCCTATCTCTCGCAGAGCGCTTGCGGTGGACATTCCGGCCAACTTCGTTGCCAGGTCGGTGTGCTCGGCCAGGTGATACAGGATTTTCGGTCCCACATCGCTGTCGAGTATCGCGTCCCGCACCTGGTCGCTGACCTGTACGTCGCTTGATGCCACCATGTCATCAAAATCGGGCAGGTCCGCCTTAGCCGCCGACAGTCGGGTGTTCCAAGTCTCAATGACCTTGTCACGATCAACTGCCGCCTTGCGCTCTGCGTCCTGCCTGTCTCGATTCCGTAGCGCCCGCTCGGTGGAGAATTCCGCCAGTGCTTTTGCGTACTCAAAGGCATCCGAAAATTGGCTTGGCTGGGGTTCCTCGGTGGCTGCTGCCGGCTCAACCTGCGGCCTGCTGCGTCCCTCGAGCTCCCGAACCTTCGACTCCAAGACCTCCCTAGCTGCCCGCTCCCGCTCGGCGTCTTGCCGGGCTTCCTCGCGCTGCTTGGTCAGTGCCGTGAATCGCTTCTCCAGCTTATTAGGCTTGCTGCTTTCTTCTACTGCTGTCGCTTCCTTCTCTTCGCTGTCTTGCCCACTCTGCTCGCTGACTTCAGCCGGCTCTGCGGGAGTTTCCTCCGCAGCCGCAGCTGGCGCCTCGCGTGTAGCTAGGTTTAGACGTTGCGAGTTGAACTCGGCTAGATTTTCGCTGGTGACCACGTTCGCGGCCAACCGCTCTTGCACTTCCGACATGAGTTACCTCAAGGATTTTGCCCGGTGCGCCCGCCGGTAGGTTTTTGGATAGTATCAGATTGCTCGTTCTATTGCTTCGGCGCTGCTGGCCTGAAGCGTGCCCTGGTGCATTTCGGCAAGCAGCAGGGCCAGCTTGCCCTTGATGTTCTCAATCTGAAGCCGGGTATTGCTCTCGATGACGGTCTCGTTGGCGCGCCCGCTGATCTTCATTTCTTCGGTGTTGCGCTGCTCGGCGTTGCTGGCCTCGGTCTCGTGGGCCTTGGCTGTCACTTGCATCAATGTGCGCTTGGTGGCGCCATCCTCGCGGATTTGCGCGACCTGGGCGCGGTTGTTGATCTCCAGCTGCATCGCTTGCATCTGCTGGGTCATTTGTTCAATCTGCGCCTTGCTCTGCGCAAGCTGCATCTGAACCTGCGGCGGGATCGGTGACTTCTTGTCAATCTGCGCCAGCGGGTTGGATGCCGCCAGGCGGTCGGCGATGACGTCGGCGCCGGGGAAGTCCATGTTGCGGAAGACCAGATCGCCAGCGAGCTTAAACAACTCAGGGTTGCCGGCCAACAGCGGCATCATGGAATCGACCGCTTGCATCCGCTTGCTGATGTAGCCTGGCCCTGAGTCCATCACCACGTCGTATTCGCCCACCGTGACGTCGTTCAAGACCTTCTGGACGCCGTATTCGTCCTGGCCCTGCTCGTTGATGGTCACCATGTCCGGCTGGCCATCCTCGCCAATGATCCGCATCACGCGCTGCGTGTCGTAAATCTTGGGAATCAGGTCCAGCAGAATCTTACCGGTGTGCTTGATTGAGCGCGTCAGGTTGTCGAAATAGTGGAAGTTGCTTAGATCGACCTGTTGTTGCTGGCCGTTGAGCGCCTTGCCGCTGATGTTGCCGCTGGGCAGCTGGTTGGGGTCGGTGATGCCAAGGACCATCTGCAGGTCAGAGTTGATCGCATCGGCAGCGCTCATCACGCCAACTGGCGGCGGCTCGGGCTGCAAGCGTGCCGGCTGCGGGGCGGGGCGACCGTCAATGTCCGTCTGCTTGTATCGCAGGACTGGGCTTGACTTGATGTTGGCCTGCGCCCACTCGTCCTCGTGGCCCTCGTCCTGGCCCTCGGCGAGCAGCCACTTGGCCTTCGGCGCCAGCGCGATGCTCTCGGTCATCGAGGTGCGCCAGAAGTTGTACATGCGCTGCGGATCTTTGGCAAACCGCACCAGGCCGAACTTCTTGCGCTTGTCCTCAACAATGAGCTGCTGCCCGTAGACCGGCACAACCGGAATGTACCGTCCTGGCCAGTCTTTTTCTTCCAGCACCTCCATGGCGGTCAACTTGCACCACTTGACCACCTTGCGGAAGCTCTGACGCTCGTCCACAACGGTGATGCCCGCCAGCGCCAGGAACTCGTCGCTGGGCAGCTCGTCCTTGTAGATTTTGGTGCCGTCCGAGAGCATCAGCAGCTTCGTCTTGACCCGCTCAACGTGGAAATACTCGGCGATCCGAATATCCTCGGTCATCACCCAGTCGGCGGAATCGTCGCCAGTGCTGCGCTGAAGAAAGTTGGCGCCATCATCCGCGCCGGGGAACATCTCGCGGAAGACGGCCTTCGGCATCACGCTGGTAATCAGGCATTGCTCGGCGTCGGAGCCGTCCGGCAGCACGCTGTTGGGGTCGAAGTAGACGCTGAATGGGTTGTCAACAGGCTGGATGTAGATTTCCTGGTCGAACGAGTCCTCGCGCACGTAATCCGTAACGATGCGCCAGTAGCCCCACCCCATCCGCACCGCATAGTCGAAGGCGTTGTCGTACGCCGTATCGGCGTTGCTGTTCTCCTCGATGTGCCGGGTGATGCCCTCAAGCGTCTGGGCGATCTTGGTGTCCGCCTGGGTGTTGGTCGGATGGACTTTGATCCTGGGCCGCTGCTGGCGCTGCTGGTTCGTGACCTGGCGCACGTAAGCGTCGATCTTGTTGATGGTCAGGCACGGCCTGGCGTCAAGGTTGCGGCTGTTCTGAATCTCCACCGGCCACTGGTCGCCGGCAGCAAACTTCAGGTCATCCAGCGCGTCGGCCCGGTTGCTGGAGTCGGAGTCGCCCGCCAGGCGCAGGAACTTGATCGCCGCGTCAATGCGCTTGTCTGAGCTCAGATCGTTGTCAGAGTAGTAGGCCATGTTCATCCCATCCAGTTCGCCGGCAACGAAAAGGTTGCCTTCTTCTTAGCCTTGCGCGGCTCGTTGACCATCAGGCCAATGTAGCGGAATGCGTCCGCGCCGTGGCTGTAGTGATCGTGCAGCGGCTGCTTGCTGAATCCGCCAGTCTCGGGGTCTACATCATATCTGTAGTGGCGCAGGCACGAAATCCCATCCGCCGCATTCTCTCGGTCGAACCAGCAGTTCGGGAAGATCGTGCGGGCTGCGTTGATCGAGTCGGGAATCGGTACGCGGGGAATAATGCTGACTTTATAGCCCGCCGAGCGAACAATGTCCTCGATGGAGCGGCCCGCTGCGGCAAGGGTTTGGTTTTGGGCGTCATGGGGTAGCCAGAGGGTGTCGTAGACGTAACCGAACTTCTGCATCTCCGCCATGTAGTGGCTGATGGTGCGCTGGCTGTCCTCGAGGTAGCGGATAAGCCGAGTCTCCATGCCGATGAACTGCAAGAACCAGATCGCCGTGGAGTCTGACCAGCCGAGGTCGAACACCGCGTGGACAGGTTTGCTGGGGTCGTAGTTGACGGTCGTAATCCGGCCCTGGAGCTCGGCCATCTGCATCTCGCGGGCAAAGATGGCACCATCCACCGTCTGGCGGCAAATGCCTTCCCAGACCGTGTTATAGGACTCAATATCGCGTTCCTTAAGCGCATCCTTCTCAAGCCTCAGGGTCTCGGGGAACCAAGGATTGTCGGACCAGTTCACCTTGCGAATCATGCAATCCGCGGGCGGCTTGAGCACGAAGCGTTGATAGGTCTCGTCGGTCTCGAGCTCCGGGTTAAAGCTGACCCAGATGCTGCTGCCGGCCTTGCGGATGGTCGGTATCAGGACGTTCCACGACAACCGGCTGACCGATTGCGCCTCCTCGACCCAGCAAATATCCACGCCCTCGAAAGACTTAATATTGCTGATGTTGTTGCGCAGGCCGGCAAAAGCAAACTCGCTGCCGTTCTTGCCTCGGATTGTCGCCTGGGTGATCTCGTAGAACCCAAGCAGGCCTAGCGCCTCAATCTGGTCGCAGAGCAGCTTGTGGACCGAATCCTTGATGCTGGTCTGGAACTCGCGAGCGCACAAGATGCGCAGCGGGGACTTGGCGCCAAGGATAAGCAAGGCTCTGGCAATGCCCCAAGACTTAGCGCCGCCACGTCCGCCGTAGAGAACTTTGTAGCGGGACGGCTCGAAAAGGCAGGCGAGTTTCTCGGGGAACTCGGCCAGGCTGATGGCCTTGTTAAGCGCTTGGCTCATTGGCCTTCACAAACGAAACCATTATGCCCTCGATGGGCGTGCCGTCCGGGTTCGCCAGTTTGGTGGTATTCGTTTCGCCCCAAGCCATCTGCGCCTTCGTCCACCAGATCATGGCTGTGGTATCGCCCGCCATCGCCTTATTGAACAGCGTCTTGGCAATACTGGCACTGGCTGTGGCCTTCCCAAGCGCCAGCTCAACGTCGTAGTACTTGCGCAGGGTCACATCGCTGATGCCCAACAGAGCGCCAATCTGCTCGTGCGGCAGCCCCAGGCCCGCTGCGGATTGGGCCTGGGAGCGGGTTTTCTCGGTGGGTTCGTGGGGTAGCATCTTTTATTGAGGCAAAGTGTCGCACTCAAGCACTATTGAATTGGAGCGTAAGGGTCGGTGACGCACCGCCGCTGTGTCGAGGGAATCGACCATCGCCTGCTTCTCACGCTTTGGATAAGGTTTTGCTAGTGGTGCGATCTTAGCACTCATGTCTTTGTCTAGGGGCATTAGGTATCTGTGCTTGCCTGATACAACTTTCTTTGGAAGATTTGTCTGATCTACGCCAGCATCATCAACAGTCTTTTTGTGTGACCACTTTCCTTTGTAGAAAACTTTGACAGCTTTATCGCTTGGTCCTGTATAAATCCAATTACATGCTTGATATATTCCGCCATGATGCCCTTGTTCTGGATCGGCATAAGAAACTATAAGCTGTAATCCTGCTTGAGATTTCTTCAAAAATCTAATAGCAAAAGCCATGATTTTGCTAACTGGCGTAATATGCTTTGTTAATGCAATTCTGACAAGTTCACAACCATCATCTTGCTCCAAACCAAAAGGCTTGAGCATGTTGTTGTTTGCACCACGCCCAAAAATAACAACACCGATAAACTTGTTATTTTCCCATGCGCCAACTTTAACTAACTTTCCAACTGGTAAACATTTACTGTAATGCCAGTTAATGCAAGCATACTTAGCCGCATCATGGCTAGCCCAATCAATTTTGAGCTCAGGCTTGTCTTGCATCAAACTCTTTCCCGCAATGAGGGCAAGCAATCCATTTTGGGTCCAATTCGTCCAATTTGCCCTGCTCTTCTTCTGTGGCGGGGGCAAAATTAATTTCTTTCATCAGCGCATCAAGCTCATCCTTCCCAAAGCCCAGCAAATCAAGATCAAATCCGCCCTCCAGCAGCTCGCCCAGCTCCAGCATCAACAGATCGTTGTCCCATTCCGCATTCATTGCCAGCTTGTTGTCGGCAATGATGAGCGCCTTGCGCTGCGGCTCGGATAGGTGCGCCAGCTCAATGACCGGCACGGCCTCCATGCCGAGCTTGCGAGCAGCCATCAAGCGCCCATGCCCAGCAATGATGCCGTTGGCACCATCCACCAGGATCGGGTTGGTCCAGCCAAACTCTTTGATGCTGGCCGCTATCTGAGCGACCTGCTCATCACTGTGCTTGCGGGAGTTGTTGACGTAGGGGATCAGGCCCGCCACTGGGCGCTGTTCGATCCTCACTTCTTCTCTTTCTTCTCAGCCGCCTTCTTGACAGCATAGCCAATCGCCACAGCCTGCTTGACAGGCTTGCCCGCCTTCACCTCGGCCTTGACGTTGGCGCTAAACGCTTTGGGGCTTGCTGACTTCATGAGTGGCATATCAAGTCGCGTGGATGATTGCAAAGTTGATAACCACCGCCTCAAGCAGCGGGCCGGCGGTGATGTTACGCAGCGTGATCGTCGCCGAGCCGGCCAACATGCTGGACACCCAGCAGTTGTAGGCGCCGGCAGTAGCGTTGGCGCTTGCCACGTTAACGATGATGACGTCCTTGGCCGACAGCAGGCTGTTGGTCAACGTGAAGGTCACGTTCGTGACGGTCGCCAGCGAAGCAGCGTTCATCGTGATCTGCCCAGCGCTGGTGTTGGCAGTGACGCCAGTGGACTTGCTGGTGAGCTGGGTCACCGCAGTCTGCGCCGCTGCGCTGTAGCCAATCTCCGCCGTAGCGTAGACGGTCGAGAACTCCGGGTCGTTGTACGCAACGCCACTAGCAATAGAATTAGACATGGTTATATTCCTTTAATTGAATTCAACAATAGCACAAATATCAGCTTCTTGAATAATCTGATAATCCTGGCCGTCCACCTTATGCGTCGGCCATTTCAAATAATCGCCATTACCATACTTCACAAAATCCCCCACTTGCACGTCCAGCGCAAGCGGCCCGACCGCCACCACCGTTCCTTCGTTAAACGGCTCTTTGTTGTTGGTAATAATAATATCAGATAGTTGCCGAGTATTAGGCTTAATAACTACCTTATCATGAAGCGGTTGCAGCATGTATTTAGTCCAGAAAACGGAGTTTGAATAGGGTGGAATTTATCAGGTCGGCAATCTCGTCGACAAGATTCTGCAGCTCGCTGTCTTGGGGCAGATGCTGCCGCGCCTCTTCAACGAACGATTTCATGGACTCCAGGTACGCGACCGGCTCGGTGGCCTGGTGGTAGTCGCTGGGGAACTCTTTGAGCTGCTCGTAGCGCCCCATGGCGGCCTCGGCGAACTGGTCCGCCAGCTCAATGATCTTTGCGTAGTAGTCCCCCAACGCCAGATGCACCGACAGGCTCTTGGTCGACCAGTGCATCAGATGAGCGTTGGTGCTGGAGTGCAGCAACGCCAGAACAAAGGCGGCGATTTCAGTCATGTTGGCGATCATAGCAAAAAAAGGTCATTGTCAATCCCTGTGGCACCAGATACACGTTTTTGACCCGCTGCACCGGTACAAGCGGTACACCCCTAAAGGGGTGTGTACCGGTCTGTACCGGGTTGCGGCATAGCGCCCCGGTACAGTTGTACCGGCTTGTACCGTCTTGTACCGGTCTGTACCGGTCATGGCAGGTCAATTTTCAACTCATAGACCCCCGGCTCGGTCTGAAGGATTTCCTCCCGATCCAGCAATTCGGACACCACCCGAGCGAATGCCTGCTTCTTTGAGTTGGTGCTGGAGAGCTCCGACATGGCGTAAAAAACCGCCCGCCAGGCTTCGTGTCCAACGTATTGCTGGTCGAGAACCTTGAACGCCTCCAGCCCATCATTGGCGTTGGGACTGCGCAGCTTGACCCTAACGGCCTTGGTGGGCTCGCCTGCCTGCACCAGCACGGCGCTCGTCACCGGCTCTCCATCCTCATCAAACCAACCAGGGATAATCACCCTCTCAAGCGTGGCATATAGTGTGTGCGCCAGCTCGGCGTCCTTGCTCTTGCGCTGGATAATCTCCATCGGCGCCTCGCCCTTGGCCGGCACGATGCTGATCTCAATGTCCAGCGCACCGCGCCAAGCGCTGGAGCCTCTGGCTCGATGCTGGGTCTCTTCAGAAACCCCAGTATGGTGGACTAATATGATGGTGCAATTGAATTCAGCCATTAGCATGGCGCAGGCATCAAGCATCGCCTTGGCGTCCTGGGATGAATTCTCGTCGCCGGAGTTGAAGCGGTGGAGGGTATCTATCACGATGGCTGCAGGCTTGATGGGGAGCGCCCTGATGTGCTCGGAGACCTTGCGGTAGCCCTCTGGCGTATCTAGGTCGCAGCCGCTCTTACTGAGATACATATTAAGCGCATGACCATTGCCATGGCGCTCTTTCCACGCCGCGATCCGGCTGCGCAGACCGTGGTGGCCCTCGCCCGCCAGATAGACAATCGCGCCTGGCGTGACCCGGCTGCCAAACCAATCCTGTTGGCCCTGGGCCATGCGCAGGCACCAGTCTAGAACGGTGAAGGTCTTGCCGCCGCCGCTCGGGCCGTGAACCATAATCAACGCCGCTTGCTGGATCCAGCCCTTCACCATCCACCTAATCGGCGCTGGCTGGCGGCAGAACTCGTCCGCCGGCATCAGCCAGTCGCTCACCGCTGGCTCAAGCAGCGCCGCCAGGTCGTTGCCGGCCTGGACGTAATCATTGGCGTCCCCGGCCGCTGGCGGCATCACTGACCTGGAACCATACTTGGCGCTCGCTTGCTCGGCGTACCTTTGACCGACTCCAGACGCATCGTTGTCGGCCACAATCACCAAGTCCTGCTGTGCGCCGAACCTCTCCCGAAGTGCGCCGGTGACCGGGACTAGGTTGCTGGCGCTGTACGCTACCGCGCAGGCCTTGCCGGTAGCCTGGTGAATAGTGGCGGCTGTGGCAAAGCCCTCGGCGATGTAGATGGTGGCGGACGGCTCGCCCAGCATCCAAAACTTTCCCCCAGTAGCGCCGCCTGGGTGATACCGTTTCTCGCCATCGGCTGCAATGTACTGGACCGAGGCCAGATCACCCTCGGCGCCGTACAGCGGCACCATCAACCGCCCGTCGCCGGTGACCCTGGCGCCGTTGGCGGCGATGCCCTTGCGTGCTAGATACGGATGATCGGCGCTCGCCGCACCGCCTGCTGTCCAGATGGCATCCACGGTGCTAGCGGCAACCGCCTGGCTGCGCTCCTGCTCGGCCTCCCGCGCTGCCTTGGCCTCGGCCATTCGCCTGCTATGCGCCATCTCCTCGGCGATGGTGAGCTTCCTGCCCATCTCCGCCTGCCAGGCTTGCTCAATGCCTGCCCGCCAGCAGCCGAAGCGACCTGCCGGGACGCCATCGCCGAAAGCAACGTACCAACCCGGCTTGCTGTGGCCTGGCGTGCCCTTGGTGCCGGAGTTGAACCTGTGCAGCTTGCCGTCTAGATAGATGTTCTCTGGCGGCTCCAGGCCCGCCTCGATCATTGCCTCTCTTAACTGCTCGTCTGGCGGGTCTACCCTCTTGGGCTCGGGAAGCGCGTAGACGCCGCCAAAAATGCTAGTCAGGTCTGCCATGGGCTGGAGCCTTGGAAAGATAGGTCGACAACCGCTGAATCGCGGTGATGCGGGGCCGCGTGCAGCGACCTTGCTGGAGAGCGAGCACGGTACTGTAGTGCAGGCCGGTGGCCGCTGCAACGACCCGAACCTTGCGGTCTTGCAGAGCGGCAACGACTTGCTCGATGGTCATCATAAAGCGTACTCCTTAAAAAAAGTTGGTGAAGATCGAAAAAAAGTGTACCACAAGTTGAAAAGATGGTGTAGGATGCTATCCATGCACTGAACGGATCTCCCGACGAGTGCTGACACAAGGAGAGCAAGATGCTCAAAGTTACCTTCTACGTTTTCTCCCAACGTCTTGGCAAGGAGTTCATCAACGTTGAGTTCCATCGCTCAATGGACGATGCACGGCTGCGGGCCTGCGCGCTGGGCTGGACCATCTCCAAGGTTGAGGCAGCCTGACCATGGCCATCAACCTAAAAACCACCGCATCATTGGCGTCCAACAACGCTAAAATCTTGGTCTACGGCCAAGCCGGCGCAGGCAAGACAACCCTGGCGGCAACCCTGCCAGCGCCCATCATCTTGAGCGCCGAGGGCGGGCTGCTCTCGATCCAAGACGCAAACCTTCCTTACATTGAGGTGACCTCCATGGCCACCTTGATGGAGGCCTACCGTTGGCTGCGCGACAGCCATGAGGCCAAGGACTATCAGAGCGTGGCGCTGGACTCCATATCGGAGATTGCCGAAGTAGTCCTCAACGTTGAGAAAAAGTTGAACAAGGACCCACGCGCTGCCTACGGCGCCATGCAAGAGCAGATGGCGGACATTGTGAGGGCGTTCCGCGACCTGGCGGGCCGGCACGTTTACATGTCGGCGAAGTTAGAAAAGACGCAAGACGAGATGGGCCGGGTCTTGTACTCGCCCTCGATGCCTGGCAACAAGTTTGGCCAATCCTTGCCTTACTTCTTTGACCAAGTGCTGGCCCTGCGGGTCGAGAAAGACGCCGAAGGGATAAGCCAGCGAGCACTCATGTGCGACAGCGATGGCCTCTGGCAAGCCAAGGACCGCAGCGGCAAGCTCGGACCCTGGGAAGCGCCAGACCTCGGCCAGATCATTGCCAAGATTGGCGGTGCGAAATGATTGAGGTCTGGTTGGCGTGCAAGGAGGCCGAGCGCCTGGCAACCGAGGCTCGGCGCAATGCCGAGGACGCGATGATTGCGCAATACAAGATCGCCAAGGACTTGGACACAACCAAGACTTTTGTTGTTGACGGCTACACGGTCAAGATTGCCGGACGCCTTACCCACAAGGTCGACAGCGACAAGCTCCAAGCGATTGCCGCCGAGGCCGGTTTGGCCCAACATCTTGGCTCCCTTTTTCGCTGGAAACCGGAAATCAATTCGTCGGTCTGGAAATCAGCTGACGAATCCATCACGCGCCCGCTCCTGGGTGCGATCACCACCACGGCGGGTCGCCCGTCTTTTTCAATCACAAAGGAATAAATCATGGCCTCATTCGGAGAAACATTTGTCGCAGCTGACCTGCCTATGGGCAAGTCTTTTGAGCCTTTGCCCGCCGGCTGGTACACGGCGGCAATTACCCAGGCAAGCGTTAAGGACACCAAGGCAGGCACTGGCCGCTACATCTCGCTGAAGTATGACATTACCGGGCCGTCGCACCAGGGCCGCACGATTTTCGGCAACCTCAACATCTCCAACCCGAACCCAAAGGCGGAAGAGATTGGGCGCCAGCAGCTCAACAGCCTGATGCGAGCCATCGGCCTGGCCAAGGTCAACGACACCGACCAACTTATCGGTGGGCAACTGAAGATCAAGTTGGCGATCACCACCAGCGACCAATACGGCGAAGGCAACGAGGTCAAAGACTTTGCCGGCATCGCTGGCGGGGCAATGCCTGCGGCAAGCAAGCCGGCGGCACCTGCTGCTGGCGCCAAGGCCGCGCCTCCCTGGGCTAAGTGAGATAGCAAACCCTGGCGTGACAAATAAATCTAGGAACCTGTCACGCTTTTACCTTACAAAACAAGGAGTTACATCATGATTATCAAGTTGACCAAAGAAGAGATTACAGAAGCCATCCTTGAGTGGACGAATAACCGGATGGACTTCGACTATCAAGAGCACGGGTTCAACACGGTGGAATTACTCTACTCCAACGGCTGCGAAGTCTCTTGGGTTGAGACTGAAGCCAAGGCCGAGGCCGCCTAATGTCAACAATCCCAATCGTTGATGAGGTGGCTGCAGCCATTGACGCCGCCCACGAACGCCAGGTCGAGCTACCCAGGTCGCACCTCGGCGCCAGCCAGCTTGGTCACGCCTGCGACCGGTGGCTCTGGCTGTCGTTCCGCTGGGCGGTGCGCGAGCCATTTCCTGGTCGCATCCTGCGCTTGTTTCGGCGGGGCCGGATGGAGGAGGCCACCATAGCGGAAGACCTCAAGGCAATTGGGATTGACATTCACAGCACCGAAGGTGCCCAGGCCCGCGTGGACTTTGGTTCGCACGTCAGCGGGAGCCTGGACGGCATCATCGAATCTGGCGTGCCTGGTGCGCCGAAGGCTCGGCACATTTTTGAGGCCAAGACGCACAGCAAGAAATCGTTTGACGATCTAGTCAAGCACGGCGTGGAGAAATCCAAGCCAGTCCACGCCGCCCAGATGCAGGTCTACATGCACGGCACGAACATCGACCGAGCCTTGTACTTTGCAGTCTGCAAAGACGATGACCGTATATACACCGAGCGCCTGCGGTACAGCCGAACCGAGGCCGAACGCCTGATTGCTCGAGGCCATCGCATCGCACTGGCGGACAGGATGCCGGAGCCGCTCTCCAGCAACCCAAGTTGGTACGAGTGCAAGTTCTGCGCTGGGCATGACTTCTGCCATGGCAGCAAGAAAACCAAGGAGGTCAACTGCCGGACCTGCGCTCACAGCACGGCCGAGCCTGATTCAAGCTGGACATGCGCACGATTTGACCGCAGCGTGATCCCGATTGAGACCCAGTACACCGGCTGCGAGTCGCATGTCCTGCACCCTAACCTAGTGCCGTGGCAGCGCTTGGATGGGCCGGATGCCTGGACAGCGATCTACGTCATTGATGGGCAAGAGGTCGCCAATGGGGAGGGGGATGCTAATGTTTATGCTAGCCGGGAGTTGCTGAATGCTCCGTGACTACCAACAACGCACAATAGACCAGCTCTACGCCTGGTTCGACCGCAACAACACTGGCAACCCCTGCCTAGTGCTGCCAACCGGCTCTGGCAAGAGCCACATCATTGCAGCCCTGTGCAAGCGGGTACTGCAGGAGTG